AGCGCTGATGTGGCTGAGCAGCCCGATACAGGACTCACCCCCGGAGGAGTTGCTGAGCCTGACGCACGTGGAGTGGTTCCTGCTGGACAGGATGTTGCAAGCGCTGATGTCGGAGAAGGAGTCAAGCCCGCTGCACTGACAGAAACACCACCTACGGAAACAAAACCTACGCTAGAAGAACAGATTAAGGCGGATGAGGAAAGACAGGCTGCATACGATGTTAAGAAAGCTAAAGTTGAAAGTATTGCCCGTTTAAATGCAAGCGCTGCGTTTGACCAAGCGGGTGACTACACTAACCTTCAAGAAGCAATTGATTCCTATGAGATAAACATGGGGGATACATTGGTAGAAGAAGGATTTAAAAATGACCCTGACTATGACGCCCTAGTTAGAACGGCTAGCCGTGCATTTGATGATGAAATTAGCAAACTAAAAGGAACCACAACCGATGGCACTACGCCCACTGAAACCATCAAAGCAGAAGAAAAAAGACAAGAAGAACAACCGCCACCAGCAGCCGGAGCAGTAGTCCCCGGTAAACGTCTCGGTCGGCCACCTGTCCAGCAACGGCATACGTTTTCAGAAAATACGGCGGGTGGGTTTGACCACGTTACGGATAACGAAGTAACTGCAACGTACGCGAATAAAAAGCAAGCTACTGCGGCTGTCAATCTGGCTAAAGCAAAGGACAAGGGTGACGCTGCTCTGATTGCTACAAATCAAGCCAAGTTAGATGCTGCGCTTGCCTCAAAAGGTAAAGGCCGACCACCTAAACCCCCGGCAGTAGATGGTACTGTTGAGCTAGACGGAGAAACGCGCCAAGAGATGGAAGCGCTGGAGTCGGCACTTAAAACGTACAACTTACCCGCAAGTGGGAATAGCGTAGCCAATGCAGCAATGTATATCAGCGATGCAGCGGTTGACCCAACCGTACCCAAGGCAGTGCGCGAACGTGCGCAGCAAATGCTTAAAGATGATGTTTCTACTAAAGACATCCCTAAGAAGATAAAGTCTACTGACGGCAACGTGGGCAAAGGTGACACTGGGTTTAACTCCGCTGCAAATGGTGCGCAAGCAATAACTCGTGTTATTAAAACAGGCAATGCGTTCCAACGTTTTGTGGCCGAGCGCATCCGCAACTTCTTGTCTGGCGTTAAGTTTGTAGTTCTGGAAAAGGGTGACACCATACCCGATGGGATGGAAGATGCACGCGGTTTGTTTGTTTACGACCCCAAAACAAAAGAACGTACCGTATACGTGCGTGGTGCTAGCTTTGGTGGCATGCAGGGCATCAACAACATTACAGTGCTGCACGAAATGCTGCACGCAGCAACGACTAACCGTATTACCGCAGGTCTATTGAAGGGGTTCAGGAACGCTCAGCTTCAAAAGTTTGTCCGTGAGATGAGCGACATAATGAAGCGTGCAGAGCAAGAGTACAAAAGCTCAACGTACCTTGACATGGTTGACGAAGGCGTTAACGAGGTTGTCAGTAGAACCTACGACCCTAAAACGGATAGCTACGACATCTTCACGTCTCCGTATGAGTTCTTGGCTTACGGTATGTCTAGCCCTGAGTTCCAAAAGTTCTTGATGGGCGTAAAGGGCGTGCGCAAAGAGCCAACCCTCTTCTCTGCATTTGCTAATAGCATCCGTGACCTGTTTGGTATCAAGCAGGGCGAGTCCACTGCATTCTCCGATCTGGTAGATATCACTGACAAGATGCTCGGTACTCGGGTTACACCAACCACCGCGCAGAGCAAAATATCTTTACAAGAAAAAGCCCCGCTTACCGACGCAGAGAAACAAAAAGAATTAGATCGTGCTGTAGCTCAAGCTACTAAGAAAGTAGCCACCTCAAGGGATGGCTACGAACTAGGAAACGCTGTAGCAGACTTGGCGAAATGGCGCGATCCTCGTTACTTGTGGGGGGAAATTAAAGGCGTCTACGATGCGGCTACTAATCCCGTGCGGTCAGCCATATCTAATTTTTACGATAGCGAAGCGCTTGCTTATGCTGGCCCCGGCGACATCATTACTGGGCTTAAAGACGCGCACGAAGCAATACAAAAAATGGCTAGCTCTACGCAAACATACATGCGTGGTGTTGCTGATCTGTCTTTGGATGTTGCTAAGTTTTTTAGGGGGCATCCAGAACTCCGTCAGCCGTTTGAAGATTTAATTAACGCTACTACGCTTGCTAAGTACGACCCATCGGATAAAAAAGCTACGATTCGTAGTAAGCAACTAGATGCTGATTACGAAGCACTCGGCAAAGAAGGACAAAAAACTTACCAGCAAGCGCGTGACTACTACAAAGCAATGAACGCCGTTAAGCAGCAGTTGCTTGAAGAAAATCTTGAAAAACTAGACCTAGACCCCGAGGCCCGTAAAAAGTTATTGGCGGATGTCCGTCTAATTTTTGAGCAAGACAAAATAGAACCGTATTTTCCGCTGGCTCGTTTTGGTGATTTTGTTTTAGAGGTGGGGGCTGGTAAATCGCGTGCTTCGTACCGTTTTGAAACAATGAAACAACGTGATCGTGCGGCTAGAGAATACGCAGCAAAACGGGGTAAAACTATTGACGAGCTTCGTCAAGATGAAGAGCTAAAGACATCGGAAGATTCAAGCGGGTCAACACTGCGCTCAACCATTGAAGGTACAAGTAAGCTATTAAAAGCTACTTATGACGCAATTGAGTCGGCAAATATGGCCGATTCTCAAGCCAAACAAAACTTAAAAGATACTTTGTATCAAGCGTACCTAGCTGCAATGCCCGAGAACAGCGTGCGCAAAATGTTTATGCACCGCAAAGGTACGCCCGGATTTAGTTCTGACATCCTCAGAACAATCAATACCACCGGGCTCAAAATGTCCAGTGCGCTTGCAAAACTTGAACACTCTGGTGACATCCGACGTGCCTTGGAACTAGCAAACCGGGAACTTAACAGGGGCAATGATAAGTACAAACCATTTGTTAAGCGCATGGAAGAGTTGGCGGCGGACGCTATACAACCAAAAATTCAAACTGATGCAGCAAGATGGTTTGATACTGGTATAGGGTTTCTTGCTAAAGTTTCTTTTTTAAAGAACTTAACAAGCTGGTCTTCGGCAATGCTTCAGCCAGTGGATATTATTATGGTTGGCGCTCCTGTACTTACGGGCAACCATGGGCCTAAAGCTGCGGTAGCGTTGGCTAACCGCTTAAACTTAGTAAGTCAATACGGAATAGTTGAGACCAGACCAGACGGCTCAAAACGTTATCGTGCACCTAGTATTGAATACGCTAAAGGGATTACTCCGCTGCAACGTCAAGCACTTCGGGATATGGTCGATGTCTATGGCGTCACAAAAAATACTCTGTCTAACGAAGTATTCAGTCGTGCGGGGAAACCAACTGCTAAGGTTAACGGCAAAGCCTATGGCCTCGGCAAAAATGCTGTAGATACGTTAATACTTGGTGGGCTCATGCACCACGGTGAACGCTTGTCCCGCGAAGTTATGGCTTTGACCTCGTTCGATCTTTACATGGCGGAGTTGGAAAAAGCTCGCCCTAAAGACCCGATGAACTTTCATGAGGCAGTAAAACTTGCCGTACGTGAAACGCATGAAGCATTAGGTAATTACGACCCAAGTAACAGACCTCTGATTATGCGTGGGGGTATTGGTAAGCTTGTCACTATGTACAAGTTTTTCCCGCTGGTACGTACTAAGCTACTGGGCATCAACTTTTTTAAGATGCTTCCGTTGTTTAACAAAGAGGGCAAGAAAGCAGCGGCTACTAAATTCTTCGGTATTCTTGGTACGCATCTTTTGCTTGGCGGCTACACTGCGCTCCCAATGTTTAGTCTGGCGCTGAGCGTACTTGGCTATATCTGGAAAAAATGGCAGAAAGACCCAGATGCGCCGGATGATATGAGGAGTGTTAAGTACGAAACTTGGTTTCGCACCGAATATTTACCCAATGAAATTGGTAGGCTTAAAGCCAAATATGAATTTTTGCCAAAAGAATCTGCACGCCTTGCAGAGTATGGTTTGCTCAACTACTTTACAGGGATGAACGTTTCAGGCCGTATTACAATGAACGACATGTGGTTCCGTGACCCACAACCGGGCAACACAATTAAAGAAACGTTTTTAAATTGGGGGCAAGTACTTGGTGGCCCTGTTGCATCTAACATACTTGCAACTGCGGAAGGTTTCCAGTTAATGTCGCAAGGTGAGTGGGAACGCGGCCTTGAAAAAGCTATCCCGCTTGGCTCGATTGCTAAACTCTTAACTGCTAAACGCTACGCAGAAGAGGGTGTTCAAACATCTCAGGGCGTACAGCTAGTACCAAAAGGCAAAGTACCTACAAGTGAACTAGTGGGGCAAGCGATTGGTTTTACCCCTGCCCGTATTGCTGAAGCGCAAGATAAAGCGTTTGCAGCCACTGTTGCTGAAAAAGATTTGGCTGTAGAGCGTACAAAAATTGTGCATACGCTGGTAGATTCGTTCCGTAAGTCTATTGACCCGAGTAGGCCATTAGACCAAAACGAACGTTTCGACAAAATATTTAACGAAGCACTACTCAAGATGGTTGATTTCAACATACGCAACCCTAACAGGCCGATTGAGGATGAAGAAGTAGGCTCGTTGATAAACGCAACTATGAAGAAAATTGCCGAGACAGAAATGGGCAGTGGGGTTAGGGTGACCAATAAAAACTTAGAGTTGGTAACTCCTTCCTCAGATGCTGCACTGGAAGCGTTAACTCCCTACCTCAAAGAAAAAAACCCCCGGTGATTAGCCGGGGGGAACATTGGGAGGAAAACCTACTTTGTTGGCAACTGTAAACCAACGAGTACAGTCTAGCCTAAATGCGCCACACGCGTAAGCCCTTGATGCCGTCTTGGATAATTAATTTTGAAGCCACAGGTATCTTCAGGCGCTTGCAGACCGTGGCTATTTCTTTCCGGGCGGCTTTCGCATCAATGCAGGGTACAAAGAACGAGTACCCGCGCCGGAATTTAGCCCAGTCAATTCGATACGTTACTGTCTCGATCTTCATTTGTCGGCACAAGAGCGTCTATGTGCAGGAACTCGGAAACTGATGCGTCAAACTTCAACACCCGGACTGCGGGGGACACGACCTTCATGCCTTTAGACATCCGCTTGTTCACGCCCTCCATGTAAACGTTGATCTCGCCCAACTCTTTCAGCGTGGCCTTGTAGTTGATCTGCTGGCCGACACAAAAATCTTTAAACTGCTTGGCTGCAATGAAAAGGTGCTTAGTATCTGGCTCGTAGCGTATGAGCAGCTCTCCACGGGGCTCAAGCATAGGCATCGACTGTAGGTTACTACGGGCATCGACCTCACCATTGACCACCAAAGCGTTATTGATGTGAGCGTTCACAAACTCGCCCAAGATTGTGGTGGGTGAGGAGGTTGGTGCTTGAATGTCAGACCGCATATTACCGAGCATGCCTTTGAGCCACTCGTACACTGCTTTCATGTCGTAATCATGCAGCCCCAAGTTAGAGGCAATCAAACCACCAGCAATATTGCAAGCAGCGACAGCAGACCAGAACCGTTCCTTTTGACTGAACTGAACCTCTTTGTCAATCCGAGCCTGAATCTTACGCGTCAGGGCTACTGCCTCTTCCATATGATTAACTAACCACTGGATGTAGACGTCACCCGCATGCCCAAAGTTTTCGCGCAACTGATGGTCAAACATCTCTTTGCCCTCTTGCACACCGATGACGTTGTTGGGCTCAATCCTGTACTCAAGTAGACGCATGGACTCACCGTCTGGCGTGTTCTTCGCAACCCCTAACTTCTCGTAAAAGCTGGCGTTGGCTGAGCATAGGGTGATGCCTTGCCACTTGGTATTGTTGATGCGTAGCTCGTTGGTCGAGCCTTTCATTTTGTTCTTACCCCGGCCCTGCGATATGCTGTAAGCCATATCAGAGAATTCCATACCACTCAAGTTGGTGATCTCGTCAATCGTGTTGGGCAAGTTGTTCATCACGCCAAGCTGGTGCATCTTTGCGTTGAACGTATCCTTGAACATGGAGGTCAACTCTTTCGGCTGGCCGTAGACGCTATTGCACATGAACAGCGTAGTCGATTTGCCCTGACCCGACTCAGGGTGAATCACGTTGATGATCGCGCCCTCAAGCCCCGTGAACTTCAGCAGCGGTGAACCGAACGCCGTCAGTGCTGCAAACGCATGAGCCTCAAGCCCCGGTCTTGCGTACATATTGAACGCCTCTTTCCACTTCTCCATCGTACCCTTGGGTATAAGCTTCTCGGCAACGTCTTTCGTAGTGCTCGATGGGGGGCTATAAAACGACCCGTCCTTTGTAATTTCTCGGTCGCCAAGAATGAACTTGCTGTCCCCTTCGACCCAACCAAATTGTGTTCTCATAGTCTCTGCCTTTTTTAAATACTGTAGGTTCTTAATAAAAAATACAACAAACCTTGCGAGTGAGTCGTACTGCGTTTTGTGGGCTACAACCCCGTGCTGAGCTAACTGCTTGCGCAACTCGTCAGGAGAAGATATAGCCATTGTGGAAATACTAAACTCCCGTACACCATCATGCGGCAGGTGCAGCCGGAATAAAGCTACTTCGCCTATCTCTGGGTCACGCATGCGCTTGACCACGTAGAAGTCATGCTCGTATACAAGTTTTGCTTGCTCCTCTTCACTCTCGGGGCGGATGTAAATGCCGCCCTTCGCACCCCGAAAAAACGGAAACGGGTACTCTGGAATCTGCTGTACTTCAACTGTCCCGTCTTCTTTTTCAACGGTGTACTCGTTATCTTCCGCCCCGGCTTCCTCAATCTCAACACCGAGCATGATGGGTGATTTAATCTTGCCGTGGTGGATGCAGCCTTCGCACCCCTGCGGGTTCTGTTTTGCAAATGTTGCACAGTGATGCGGGCCACCTTTACTGCGTAGGTTATTGACTTTGCTATCAACTTCCACAGCATCGTAGCCCTCATGGTCGCTCGATAGCTTGTGCGCGGCCTTGTCACCGTCTATGCAGAAAGCTGCAATCGAAAGCGCGGATCTCCAAAGTGGTTCTTCAATGCTGTTCTGGTTTTCATAGCAGTGCATTAGCTGGTTACAGCCCTCGCCGTTTGCCGACTTAATCATGATCGTGCTGAACCGCTTGACCTTGTTGCCCATGAGTGCTTCCATCATCGGGCTCATTGAGCGCGGTATGAAATCGGGAACATCGTCTTTCGGTTCGGGCGCACCAAGCAAGTCTTTAACGTCTTGGTATGTCATGCGGTGAGTTAGCGAATTAATCACTATCACCTCTTTAGGCTCTTCTTGCTTAAAGTTAAATGTGCCGGGAATGCGCAGGATACGAGACGCCTCAAAGACTGAGGGGTCAACGATAAGCCCTTGCTCGGCGCACAACTCGCGCAGTCGATTAGCCAGCGGTTCCCACTCTCGGCGGGATATTGTTTTGTCTAGCAGCCAGTACGCATGTATGCCGTAGCCGGAGCTAACTAGTATTGGCCTTGGTAAGCCGACTGTGATGCAGAACTTCTTGAGCTCATCGTGCCCGGTCTGTTGATTGAGATAGCCCTTGATGATGCCTTTACTGTCGGGTACGCCTTTGGTTGGGCCACAGTCAATGTCCATCCACAAAGCACGGAAGTATTTAGCATTCTCATGGGTACGGTTGTTCAATGAACCAAACTTAGCGCAGCCAAAAAATGCGCCTATCTTGCGTTCGGTAAACCGCTTCGCTAACTCTTCAACCTCTTCCCTAGTATCTACAAAATGTTGGTCAGCATACTTGCCAATACCTATCACACAGTAACGCCCTTCCGGTGGCAGCACTGCGTTAAGAAGGTCAAAGGTCGGCATGTTTTACTTTGTTTGTTTGAGGGCTGCTTTGGTGGAGTGTATGTAGTCGTTGATCTGTTCAGCGTATCTGGGATAGGGGACAGAGCCCCCTTTAAACCAGTTGTAAATAGTCATCCGGCTTACACCGAACTCCTCTGCAATACTGCTGACACCAATGTTGGCGCGAATACATACACGCCCCAAAGCCACACCCAGAGACTTGATACTTGCTGTTTTATTGGCGCACACCAAGCTCCGGCTGTAACCATAGGACATATTTACTCCTCGTCACTCCAAGCCTTCACCACAGAGTCAAGGTCTTTCTTGACGGTGGGCTTTGGCTCGGCTTTGGTGGGGCGCTTTACTGGCTCCTCGATAGAAGACTCGGCCTTGGTCTTAGCCATTGCCTTTGCTTCGTCTTCGTCAAACATCTTGCCCAGAGGCTTAGGTGCGTCCAACTTGGCTTGCTTACCTGCCATGTCAGCTTGGTACGGTGTCATCACAACCATCTTGAGCACTTCAGGCGTTTTGGCTACTTCGCTAGTCACAGCGTACTGCGCTTTGTTAATGTAGCCAGTCGGCGTGAACAGCACGGACTGATTGTCGTTGTCCTCGTTGAAGCTGACCTGCGTGATAACGTAGTCCAAGCTCTTGCCGTTGTTTGACAGGTACTTGGAGTAGTTTTCAAACGTGTGGGTGTTGTCACCCGAGCCATCACCGAACAATGACTTGGAAGCCAGATTCATTTGATAGACTTCACCTTCCAGCGAGGTACCAAAATCCTCTTTCAGCACCATAGCAATACGGCGCGAGTAACGGCAAGCCTTTGAGTTGCCCATGCCAGAACCTTTGATGTTCTGCTGGCAGTTGTCGCAGCGTTCAGCCTGTGGGTTTGCAGCCCCGGCATCAGGTGCACGACCATCGTTAGAAAAACAGTCAGGTGCAGTCGGCTCAGCGTCAGCACTCCATGCTTTTGTGTAGAAGATACGGCCCACAGCAGGAGATGCGTTAACAATGATAGCGTCTAAGCTACCCTTGATCTTCCCCATCTCTTCGCCACCGACCATCTTACGGAAGATTCCGTTTTTAGGCACGATGCGCTTAACGCCGGACTTACCAGCAAGCTGTTTTGTAAGGTCACTGACCCCTGCGTTTTGCAGAAAGTCGGGGAGGTCTTGATTAACGATTGTAAGATTACTCATTTCATTTTTCCTTTGAACGTCTAACTACCACGGTATAAGAATTCTCCACATTGAGGCCAAGTGGTAGAACTTCGGGATTCTCAGCGAGAAAGTCTTTCATGTTTGTTTGATGAAGTCTCTTCTCTAACAGGCCAAATGCACCGTGCTCCTCAATGAGGTCGTACATTGAATCCCAATCGTTCGTCCAGTACCGTGACTTTACTGAGCGAATGATCGTGCCATGTGGGGTACGAATGCTGTCGGCATTCATGTCTTTGCATACATCGAGCATCTGTGTTTCCAAAACTTCCAGTTGCTCTTTGAGTTCGTTGTCTTCAGCTTCAAACGCGCGCTTGTTGTCGGCACGATGATCTCTGATCTTGATGTAGATTGCGGCCAGCTTGTCCAAATCTACGGGGGTAACTCTGTCCTGAACTTCATCGTCCATCTGATGCTCCTAATAAGTGAGTGGGGGGTATGTCGGTGAGGCAATGCGCCACACAAATCCAGTATACCCTAACTTTTTACATTGTCAATAGTCTCTGGAGAAATTTCTTGACGGTAAAGGTCAATCACTTTTTGGTGGTTGCTAATGTTGCCCTGAAGCAGCTTGTACATCTTGGTTTCGATGGGGCTACCCGTGATATGCACCACAGTCATGTTGTTGACTTGTCCGGGGCGGTCGATACGTGCGTTGGCTTGCAGGTACGTCTCGACGCTGGTGCAGGGAGCATACCAAATGATTGTGTTGGCGGCGGTTAGCGTTAACCCGTGGGATGCTGCTTTCGGCTGGATAATTAGCACCTTGGGCTCTGACTGCTCTTGAAACTGCTTGACGATATCTGAGCGCCTGTTCACGGGAACCGAGCCGTTGATGACCTCGCACGTAATGTTGTGCTTGACCAAGTGCTTTTGCAGCAGTTCAATGGTGTGCGTGAACGGAACAAACACAAGCACCTTGTGGCTCGACTCTTCGATGACCTCTTGAACTACGTTCAACCGACTGCTCACATCGAACTCAATGACTTCGTGCGTATCCGTATACACCGCACCTCCAGCTATTTGCAGCAGCTTGTTGATCTGCACGGCGGCATTGACAGCAGATACTTCTTCTCCAGCAGCCTCAATCAGCATCTGCTTCTTCAGTATGTTGTAGTACTTGAGTTGCTGGGGTGTAAGTGGTGCGTCTCGGTCAACAAATATGAGTGGCGGTAAGTCAAGGCACTGCGCTTTCTCGAACCTTATGGCAGGTTGCAACGCTTGGTACACAAGTGCTTGAGCCGTGGGCTTCGGAACCCAGCGATAGTCCGTTATCTTCAGCATCACTGAGTCTCGGAACTGACCAAAGAAGGCTGGTACACCCTTGGGGTTCACGAGCTTTGCCAATCCGTAAGCATCCACAGGCGACTGTGCAGCGGGCGTACCCGTCAACATCCACAGACCCTTGATAACTTTTGTCAGGTCGCGCAAGTCTTTCCAACGTGCGGTCTGCGCGTTCTTGTACGCAGATGCCTCGTCCACCACGATGAGGTCAAACCCCCCGGCAATGATTTCTTTTTTGACGATGCCCACGCCATCAAAGTTAATGACGACAAACTCGGCACCGAGGCCCACAATCTCTTTGCGCTTACGTGCGGCTCCATAAGCAATGGATACGGTTCTGTGTATCGCAAATTTAAACAGGTCGTTCTGCCAAGCCGACTTCATGATCGACAAGGGGCAGATCACTAACACGCGCTTCACTAACCCAATGGATATGAGGTAGTCAACAGCCCAGATCACTGATGCCGTCTTACCTGTACCCTGCTCGTTGAAGCAGAACGCCTTGCGGTTGATTGTGAGGAACTCTGATGTTGTCTTCTGATGCGCGAACGGAGTGAACCCCGGAGGACGGGGCCACGTGTACTCTGATAAATTCATTTTTTCTTGCGCTCTTTGGTACTTACTTCTGATACGACTTTGTGGTTTGAGCCACGCTTAAATGATCGGTTCTTTACCGGGGCTTCCAAGCGCACACCGTTCTTGTTAGTGCCGCCTTTCGACAGAGCCACTCGGTGCGCAACGTCCTTGCCTTCGCGGACATCGGCACGACCATCTTTGTTCTGGTCTGGGTTCTTCTTGTCTATGCCTTCTCTGGCGCGTTGACGCTCCAAGCGCTCTGGGTTCTCACCCCGCGCAATCTGCTGGGTGTACTCTTTCTTATACGGTCTAGGTTTGTTAACGTATGGCATGGTATTCGTTCTCCTTTAGTTTACGGATATTGAAATAAGCATTGGGGTTGTCCTTGAGTCTTTTTATCTTGTACCCGAGAACTAAAGCCGCACAAATAAATTCGCCGTTAGCTACGTACTGCCCCATCACTCTCTCGACTACGTGCTTCAAGCCATAACTAGAGCTTGCGGTATTTACCGTTTTGCGTCGATCAAGCCCATCATGTCTGAGCAACCATTCAGCGCAAAGGTTTACAGCTTCTATACGAATTTCACCCTCCCCACCAAAACCAAATTGGGTTAGGTCAGGGTACTTAGCTTTAACTTGTGCAATCTTGTCTTCAAATTCATTAGCCATACTTTAGCTCCTGTTGTATTCACATTCTCTGATTGGGCAAAATTTGCAAAGCGGGCCTTGCACGGGGTTCCAGACACCATTGTCTAATGCCGCTTCGATTCTTGCAACGTCCCGTGCAGGGGACTCGATGTACTTGGAAACCATCTCGACGTGATGCTCAGCCTTGACGAACTCTTTACTCACTACGAAAAGAAGAGCAGACTTCACTCTCTTGACTTCCGGGAACTTGGCGAACAGGCCACAGGCCACAAGATCGAGTTGCTTCACGTCCGCATACCTCGCACTCTTGCTTGTCTTGTAGTCCACCGAGTGAGCCGTCCCAGTCTCCCGATTGATAACCACCAAATCGGCTATCCCATGCCACCACACATTCGGTGCATCGAAATCGCAGCTTTCTAAGTTCTTTGTCAACCCAAGCTTTACCTCGCATAACTTATCTCCGGGTATGTCCTTGAGCGTGTCTAGGATAGCTCGCATATACGCAAACTGTTCAGGGACGGGGGTGCCATCGCGGATGTACTCCTCCGCTACAGTGTGAGCCAGCTTACCGTACATAGTTGCATGCGTGTCGGACTCAACGATGTCCTTAGCTATCTTGGTATGGTAGTACTTCTTAGGGCACTGCTGAAATGTTTTCAGACTGCTGAACGACCAGACGATACTCATGACGCTCCTTTTTCTTTAATCACGTCTGCTAAATATGTGATCGCAGTAGCAATGTTGTCAAGGGAGTACGCAATCCCATCTAAAGACTCACTTAAACACGCACTTGCATGTGTCATACCTTCATACGACTTTACGCTGTGTGCTTCTATCGCTCCCATCGGAGTATTCGCATTACCGTTCCCCAGCATGGAGGCGGCTCTTAAAATTGCAGCGGCAATTGCTTCTTCGTCTAACATCATTTTGGTTCCTTAGTATTAAATATTAATAGGGTGCAACCTCTGGTTGCCGTCACGCATTTGCCCCTCGCGTTTAGGGCACTTATCCAGCGCGAATGAGCATACGCGCCAGTTGCAATCATGTGTTCTTCTTTAATTTTTAACCTCGTACCATATGTGCTTTATTTACTTCGCTAGATACATCTCTTGGGGATGCGTATCCATTTGACTTGGGAATTTCTTCTACGTTTATTGTTGAGTCATCGTGCAAACTAGCCCCCGTATGTGATTTACCTACAGTGGCGCGGTTCATTAAAGCTGTTGCAACCTTACGCAGTGCATGGTCTGAGTCTTTAGCCAACATGGTCGTTACTATGCCAACGGCAAATAGCTTGGGGTCATACGCTTCTGTTAACTGAGGGGAAAACTGAGTGATAGTTTGTGAATTCTCATCACGCATGATGACAGGGCTGTCAGCCGACTCATCTTTTGTAATAATTGTGCTCAAGAAATGGACTTTTTCCCGCACCTTTTCAGCACCTTTTATCATCAGGCTCACATTCCCGGTATCAAAAATCCATTTCATTTTTCTCTCAATGTCTTCAGCTTCACAGCCAACTAAAAGCAATTTATGTTTGGCAGTTTCTCTAGTTGATTTATCAAGCACGTTAACATCTACGATGTAAAGCATCCCTAAAAGGGGGGCCTCCGTTGGCCTTAATAAAGCCGCCGTTGGTGGGTGGTGAATCTTTTTGTATCTAGTCATGTGTTCTTCTGCTTTAGTTTGTTGTTAATGTTCTCGTAGGTTGCTCGTAGCGATACTTCATGGCTGGCTACAAACTTCACACCGTCCTTGTTGATGTAGGGCGGGTCATAGTCAAAGTGTTTAAACACCGCGCATCCCAGCAACTCCTCGTCTGTCAGACCTACCCAAGGCCGCACGTAGTCTTGAATGTCATCGTCCTCGGTTAGCTTTGCTTGCGCTGCGGCTTGTTTACTTTGAAATCCTGTCATAAGCTCTCCTTTGCCCTTGTCGTCGTATGCCGCTTTCCACTTTGCGTACTTGGCTTGGCATTTGTCGCAGTCGCACTCCCATGTGCACTCGTCAGGGTCAACAATGTCGCCTTCCCTTTTTATCGGTGCGTCACCAAATTTAGTCATGTGTTCTCCTTGAGTGGCTTGATTACCCTCTCTAAAGATTCGTCTGTTCGTGTCTTAGTCGCCTTCATGTAAACAAGCAGTTCCTCAATTTCTTCAATTGAGTACAGCCCTGCAAGAACGTGAAAGCGGTCTACGCCGTAGGTTTTTTCTGTGTACTCATCCATTGTTCTTCTCCTGTGGTGGTGTGCAGGTATGGACAGTGGTCAAGTCAGCAGTGCGCTTGCCGCATCGTTCGCAGAAGTTGCGCTCCTGCACTGGCAGGGGTGCTGGCTGTGCCTTCAGTTGCTTGCAATACCCGCGATGCTGGCAAGCGTTGTGTGGCGATTCAATGTTTGATTGACCCGGCCATTCTTCGGCTGGCTGCACTGGCTGTGCCAATGCTTCTTTGATGGCGGCAATGTAGTGTTTCTTTGGTAGCCCATGCATATAGTCCGGGCAATAAACGTCTATTGCCTCAAGCGCCAGCTTTAGTGCTTCTTTAGTCATGCTTGTCCCCTTTCGTTAATAAGATGCGCGATATGGTCGCAAGCCGCCGCAGCCGCTCGCGTGATTTCCATGCTCATCATTGTGTGTAAGCTGCCGCCCGGTTTGTAGTTTGCTGCGTGCTCTTTTGCCACCTCTGCACACGCCTCGCGCTCTTCAGCAAGTAGCATTTTTATTCTGTCCCCGTACATTGACACCACAATTGTCGGCAGACCGATTGCTCGGGCGCGGTCATACAACTTAATGTCTTCGGCTGTTAAAGTAACAGTAACATCATCGTGCTTAGTCATGCTTGTCCCCTTGCTCGGATGGCATCAGCGCAAACATCAGCACCCTCCCAATACGCACTACTGGCCTGTTCATCACACACCTTCGCACACGCCTCGCGCTCTGCGGCTACTGCATTCATCAAAGCTTCAAGCTCATCAGCAGCTTCTTGCTGTAGGTCTCCCCATGACGATACGCCCCGGCTTGCGGTGTCGCGCAGTCTGGCTATCAGTTCTTCTGTATGTGTCATTCTCTACTCCTGTTCTGGTGGTAATCTGAACTCCCAAAATCCGTAGGCATCGCCTCTACTCCAGCGCTCCCACGAAAAGTGGATGTCCCTTGTTTTCTTGTTAACGTACTTCCACAGTATGCGCACACCATCTTCTGTGTATGTCATTTCATACCTTCTTCGGTTTAATTGCTCTCATACGTTTCTGTTTAAAGTCCTCAATGACTAGCTTGAATGCAGCGCCCATATCTTTCACAGTGATGACCTCAAGCTGCGCATCGTGTAGCTCCATCACCACATTGAGTGCGTCCATCTCCGATGCCTTGAGCACAAACCGACCTGACTCCGCACCGCGTACACCTACCTCGTACAGCGCATCCAGCCCAGCGCGTACCTCTGGGAAGTAGTCACGCCCAAAGCCTAAGCGGTACAACGCTTCAACAATGTTGACTGCCTGTATCAGCGCATCGATGTCCTTGCGGGTAGCAACGCCTCGGGTCAACGCAGTCAACGCATCGTGGTTCTTGATCTTCAGGTCAACCAAGAAACTGTCGTGCTGCGCCACCGGGGTGATACTCTCCAGTACGTAAGCTAGCGGGTTCTGTAGCACGGGCTTTGGCCTGTACTTGCTACGTTTGCGCATCAGCATGCTCCGTAGTTGCTACCGTACCCAGCCTCGCAGTTCAAGGGCAACTCCATGCCCCAATCTGGCCGTGTACGCATGCACATTTCAACGTATTCTTTAGCGGTCTCAACCTGTTCAGTCGGTACGATACAAGCAATTGCGTCATGCACGGTCATGACCACTCTGTATTTCTTGGCAACCATAAGCATCTGCTCACCGATCACAATCCGAGCCAAGGCTTGACACACGTTCTCAATGACTTTGCCACCGTAGATGCGTGTCGGAATGACTGCCTTACCCTTCTTCGTGTCGTACACAAGCTCAATTTCACCGTCATCGTCTTGGAGCTTACGCAAGTTGGGGTAACGCAGGTACAAACCATTGGGGAGCAAAACACCGCCGCTACCTTCAATCTTTAAGACATCGCCCCGGCCCAACGTTGTCTGCTGGTTCTGGAGTATGGCCTTGAGTGCTGACGCGGCAGACTTCCAGAGTTCAACAATCTTCGGGTACGTTGCGCGGTACGTGTCGATGATGCGCTTGGCCTCGTCAAGTTCAATCCCCACATTAAAGTTCTTAAGTTGTGCCTGAAACTTTGCTGCGCCCATACCGTAGCCGCAGTTATGGACAATCATCGGCCCCTGTGCTGTTAAGACCGTGTAACGATTTTTCGGCCCTGCGTAAGCGAGATCGTAAGTTTGCAATTTCCGACTCAAGGGTTGCAACTTTTCGTTTGTTTTTAAGGTTGGCGCTCCGGGATACAAATTGGATGTTGTCGGGCTCATAATTTCCGTTAACATCAATCCTATCCATTTCAAAACTTGGAACATCCCACCCCTTAAGCGTTTGTGCATACTGAAGAAACGAGGCTCGGTTCTCCCGCCATTGCTTGTGTACTGATATACCGCGCCCCCCGTAGTGCAAATATGCTCTGTTAGTTGCAGTGTGGCACCGACCAATCGCGGAGGACAACCGATTGAGTAAGCGTTCCCTATGTTCGTCGTTAGGCAGTACCTCGGCGTAACCCCAATATAGCTTGCGAGTTTTTGCAGCCGATTTTTTAGCGCAAATATCGCATCTTGTACTTTTAAAGTTCTTAAAGTTTTGATGGTCAACGGTGTACTCTGGTAGTCCGCAATCGCATTGGACAATGAGTGCGCGTACCCCCCGTCTTTCCCCGGCGAGATAGCCTGTAACGGTAAGTTTTCCGCTCCTGTACCCAATGCTTGGCAAAGGGTATTTGCGTCGGCTACCACTGATTGCGCTTCCAACCATTGCGTCCCGCACAATACTTTGTGATCTGGCGTCAACCAGAGCCCTAAGAGACTCAGCGTTTCTTTCTCGCCTTTCGGCACTAATCCTTGATGGCATACCCATTCCTCCCCATCCCAAAGTTTGTCTTCCGAGGTTACCTGTTCGATAGGCTTCCATCCTGAGCCACATAGTACCATAGACCCAGCACCAATGCAACCTAAAATTGTTGTCTTACCTACGAATCTCTCGTCCTTTGTAATCTGCAATACGTCCTTGCCATAGATAGCCGATGCCATGATTTTGTAAACGTCCTCGCCCCGATCAAATGCGTCTACCAGATCATTCTGTTCTGCAAGCCATGCCAGCGTACGCGCTTCAATCTGTGATGAGTCCGAGTCAATCATCATGTAGCCGTCCGGTGCTTCGATAGACTTCTTCAGCGGAGATGTGCGTTGCAAGTTCTGCAAGTTAATCTTGTCGTCACCGCCCCAGCGTCCAGTGTGTGCGGCGTAGTAGCGTAGGGGTACAGGCATTGGGCCTCGTGAAGCAATCCCAATGAACCTCTCAGTCCTCGTCTCTTCAATGGTTGACTTAGTTCCCAACCGTGCCGCAACCAATACTTGCACATTTGCATTCTCATGCTCCAGTAGGGCTTTGAACGCTTCATCCGTCTTAGAGAATGCGTAAGTCTGCTTGCCGTTGGTAGGGCTCTTCTTCATCGGCGGCACAACATTTAGATCGCGGAGTAAGTCGGCAAACTTAGGGTTACTCATCAAGGTGTCTTTGTCGAAGTTGCTCAATATCTCTGTTTTGCGCATCCTCTCTAACTCAAGATGCAGGTCTAACATCCCCTTGTCCAACTGCAATACTGGCTCGGTGAACATACGCACGGTCAAGTCGATCAGGCGCAGTTCAATCTTTGGGAAGCCCTTGCTCATTTGCCCAAACAAATCCCACGTAAGGGCAACGTCATTCTTGCAATACTCACCGTACCGTGCTAACTGCTCGGGGCTGAAGTCGGTGCGGTGCAGACCCAAGGCGTTCTCGACCTCTGTGCCTTTCTCGCCAAGACCGTAATGTTGAGCCAAGACTTTTAAACTTCCGCCTACTTCAGTACCGTGTAGCGCCCTACCCATGGACAATGTATCAAGCCAGCCTTTGGGCCTGAGTCCGAATACCCAGTTCAAAATTGCACCGTCGAACGGGGCGTTGTGCGCGAGGGCCAAAGAGTTCGCCCAATCAAACTGACTGAGGAACTGGTGCATGGCTTCAGCATCGCCACTGAACCACTGGGGCTCACCATCGTCTACCTGTACCGCAGCACCGATAACCTCAAACTGGGGGCTACGAATGTATTCCTCCGTGGTAACTTTCGTTAATGAAAACTCCCGAGAATAAAAAGACTCAAAATCAATCGTCAGGATTTTCATTTGTTGTGCATGGCCTCGTAGTAGGAGTTCTTCTGCTTTAGGTTGCTGCCATACTGCTGGGCTAGGGAGTTTTGATACTGTTGGATTTGCGCTTGTACTTGCGCTTGCAGCGGATTCGTAGCCGTGTTTTCGAGGATGCTGCCGTTGGGGGCGTTGCCATACGTGTAGTCCTCGGAGCCTGTCATCGGGTTAAGCACTTGCGCGGTAATGCTGTCGAGTCGCGCACGGCGCTCTTCGCCCTTCTTAACCTTAGCCCATTCTTTTGCCAGCACCTTGCGTTCAATCCGGGTGAAGCCGTCTCGGGCTGTCACTAGGTTTCTCCATACGCTATGGTGGGTAAAGTCCTCTGGTCGCTCACGCAGTCGTGTAATCAACATGCGCACTTCGGGTGCGCATAGATGTATAAGTACTTTCTCAATCATTTCATAAACTCCAATATAGATGCTTCTAAAGTGTCAAGCTCGTTCTCGTTCACGACCCATGCGTAGCCCCCGCACTCGTGGATTTGTCTGAGATTCTTTTCTTGCAGCGCGGTAGTCTTACCCTTCCCCGCCTTGGCTTCGATAGCCAAGAACTTGCCGTTTACGCAGCACAGGAAGTCGGGTACACCGCTATTACCGTAGCCAGTACCAATAGGCATAGCGTAGTAGATGTTGTGGGCTTTCAAGATTGCTTTAATCTTGGCCTTGACTTTCGATTCAGGCGTGGTCGCCATCTGATACTCCAGTTGTTTTCAAGTCTTGATTGTACCCCATCTCTTTACATTGTCAATAGTACAGACGTAAAAAAGCCACCCGAAGGTGGCTAGTATTTTCCCTAACTCCTAACAATTGTTAGCGTTACTTGGTTGAATTAATCTCGCGTGTCAGATACCACTGCGCCTTGCGCAAGTCCTCCAGCTTGTTGCCCTTGTGCTCGGCACGAGTGATGTACTTCACTACGTTGCCAAGGTTGTAGCTCAGCTTCTTCGCATCAATAAAGTCAATCGTCTCGATTCCACCTACGATGTAATGGGCAGGCTGATTCACCGGGTCATGCATGGTTATAGGCAATGGGGTTGCTCCCTGCATCAAACTCTTGCCCGTTATGGGATGCACTCGCCTACCCGCACCCGCCGCGTACACCATCGCGTCCATAAACTTGTCGCTTGTATTGGTCACCGTATCCTCGACGGTTGGGGCTTCTTCGCTCTTCCGCTTTTTCACGTTCCACAATACGTTGTAGACATAGCTGCTCTGCATACCTAATGCTTTAGCAATTGCACCCGCCTTGGCGTTGGGGTGTTTGGCAGCGTACTTACGGATTGATTCTGACATACTCATAGTTTTACTCCGGTTTGGTTATTAACATACTCGGTAAGAATTTCCCTCATCTTGGCTTGCTTTGTATACGCAAAATTTGTGTTGAAGTAATTCATCACATGCTCTGGTAGACGCAAGCTCGTGCAAGCTAGGGCGGCTTTCTTACCTAACCCCCTGCCCTTGCGTTGCTTTTCTAATTTCAAATTCTCAATTCCTGACATACGCAGCCCCCTTGGTTATGCGGATAAGCAGTCGTGCCTTGCGCCATGTTTTACGTATGTCCGTATTGCTAGGGCTATACCACTTGAACTTGGGGTCGGTGCACTTGCGTAGTGGCATAACCTTTGATTTATATTTAATCTCTTCCATCTCATGCTCCTTCGCTAACATTTGTTAGGTCACCTGCCAGCAATACGAATATCTCACTTGTCACCTTGCAGCCTATGTCGGTAAGATACTCTCCATCTTGCACCAACTTGAGCATACCCAGCTTCATCCGTACATCCAAAGGGAGGCTATTATCGTCGTACAGTTGGATGTCGTCACCTACCTTGACTAGGTACTTACCAGAATCTTTGACCACAAGTAATGTCTTCTCATCATCAAAGTCTTTTTGGACACGCTCGATAGTTCGCAGTTCTACATTGAGTATCGTCAGCATTTCTATGCTAGTAGTAACCTCTTGCTTGACCTTGAGTACGGCTTCGTTCTCGATGGACTCTAAAAACATGTCGTAGCCCTTGGTCTGAACCCACGCCAACATTGCGGAATTCAAGGTAAGTTTATGCCCGTTGCGCTCACGCTCTTTGCTATACCCAGCGTTGCTTACTACCCGTTGTGCATCACTCGTAGCCTTCTCAACGCGCTCACTGGAGTTCATCCTGCCGAACATCTTCTTCGCTGTGAGGATGGCTTTCTCTGGGCTCTGGGTACGGTAAGAGTCTGACCTCTGCCGAGTCTTACCAATACGATCATTGGAGATAGATATCAAGCGGCGCTGGCCTACGTGCGCTGTATTAATCTTGCCCAATGGTTCACCATCCAGCTTGACTACGAACGCAGTTGCCATACCTTTCTCGAATCCGTAACCCCCACAGGCGACAACAACAAATGTCCACAGCGGATTCAACGTAGCCAGTCGGCTAATTACGGGGTCAAGCTGGTTGTACACCCCCGTCAAAGCTATACCGCCCTCCCGCACTTTCTCATCAACCACGATGTTGCTGAGCCCCAATGTTTTCATACTCATATTCATTACTCCTAACAAATGTTATTTACCACTCAAACTTACCGAGAATCGCATCGACCTTTGACTTGAGGTTTCCGCGCACCAATGCGTCATCCTTGACCTCTTCGATGTCGGCTCCAAGCATGGCTAGCTCTACTTGCCTACGTGCATCTTCCAGCTTGGGGTCGTTGGTCACATTCAACTTGGTCAGCAACTCGCACAACTCAATAGGATTGCTGAGCAGTGAGTCGTGATACCGCTTCTTGCCGTCCCCTGTATCCTCCAGCTTCTTGGACATACCCAAGAGAACCTCGTGTAGACGCTCCCACGGTGTCCGCATCGCATCGGCCAGCTTCTCCGAGTACTGGGTTTCATACGCACTCCTCATCTCCTCCAAGTCATTCGCTGGAATGTCCAAGCGGAAGTCGCCTGCCTCGGGTAGTGGCTTCACACTGCGCCTGAAACTGAACTTAGTCCTAACAGATGTTAGGTCGGGGTAGTCCTCTGCCTTGTACATACCAGCGAGGTTTACCTTGGCATCCTGCACCAATGTCTCGTACTCATCAAAGAAGTTCTCGCACAACAGGTTGAACGTACGCTCGTAACCATTCATAGTCTGCTTGTAGTCCATGAATAGTTTGGTCGGCAACATGCGCTCACCCTTGTCAGCCCACGGCAACGTGTGCTGGTTGTGATACAGACGTACCCTCGCGGCAAACTTCTCGATGTCTGCTCGTAGGCTTGTACCCGCAAATAGATTCTTCTTGGTCTGTGAAGCGTCTTTGTGTGCAGATGCACTTGCGTTGACTTGGTTCGTAAGCTCCCGGTCAATCTTGGCCGCTGGCCATACGCTAAGGTTCAACTCTACTAACACTGCTGATGCGCTGATACTCATTTCATTTCTCCTGTGGTTTTCCGGCCAACTTAGCCATCTGATACTTGCTGTCACCTACTATGCTCATACCAAAAACGGTGTCGAGCGGGTATACATGGTGTGTGTAACTCTCGGTCATACCCAACGCCATGCGCTTCTCCGAATCCCAATACTTCTCTTCGTATACTTCAGCATTCTCTAGACAATCGATAAGTACGAATGCCTTCTCACGCGGCAATATAATTTTGCGATAACCCAAATCAATAACTACCATATCTGAACTCCTAACAATTGTTATAGACCACCTACTAAAATTAATCCTTGACGCGAATCGTTTTGCCATTGCCTGCAACACAATCGTTTCCTCCTACGATAGCCCACAGTACGGGCGCAGTCCAATCGGAACCCCAATCGCCACCCACGAATCCATCGGTCAATACGATGATGCACTCAGGCTCAATGCGCTTGTCTTTCAAGTACGCTGATATGCAAGACGGGCTCGTACCCCCACCACCCTTGGGCTTGGTAGAGTTGATGATGTTGGATACATCGTTCTCGGTGTACTCCTCATGCGCAGCCACCCGGCTGTCCCAATAGATCAAGTCCACTTGGCTCGGCTTTACTTCTTCTGCGATACCCTTAACCTCGGAAAGTATTTCTTCCAGCGCATCAAACACCGAACCCGATGCGTCAACGGCAATCACCATGCGGCCAACTCTTTCTCCAATGAGACTCGGCATGTAAACGCCTGTACTCAGGAACCTACGGTTCACCCTACGCCACGAGGACGTATCCTTTGCACTGCATGTAGACTTTACGAACTCACGCAGCATCTCGCGCCAGTTGACCTTGGGCTCAAGCAAGTCAAGCAAGTCACGGTCAAGCCCACCACCACCAGCACCCGCAATCTTCTGGTGCGCCATTACCCCTTGGCGAATAGCTTGGTCGATGTCGCGCTCAAGTTCTTTCTTGTCAGCCTCGGTCATCTCTTTGGCCCCGGCCCAGTCGTGGTCATCAAAGCCTGTACCTTCGCCCGTACCT